GATCGAAGGAGAAGGACTCACACTCGGAGAAGGACTGACACTTGGCGATATGCTCGGAGAAGGGCTGGCGCTAGGACTTGGACTTGCGCTTGGAGAAATGCTCGGAGAAGGTGACGCACTTGGAGATTTAGACGGCGATGGACTAGGTGATACGCTGGGACTAATCGACGGCGATGGACTTAAACTTGGACTGACTGAAGGGGAAACGCTGTGACTTTCAGCAAAAGATATCTTCCAGTAATCCGTCCGCAAAATTGTCTCAGCCGGAGCGCTAGGGCTAACCGAAGGAGAAACACTAGGCGACACCGAAGGACTCGGCGACGGAGAAACGCTTTCACTCACACTCGGACTCGGGCTGGCAGAAGGAGAGACCGACGGGCTCGGACTAGGAGACACGCTCTCGCTTACGCTTGGCGATAGCGAAGGGCTTATCGATGGCGAAATGCTTGGGCTTGGCGATACGCTTGGCGAAATGCTCGGAGACGGAGACGGGCTTATAGACGGAGAAGGAGAAGCGCTCGGAGAGATTGACGGTGATGGACTTGCACTTGGGCTGATTGAAGGGCTAGGGCTTGGACTAACGCTAGGGCTTACACTCGGAGACGGACTCGCGCTCGGGCTTATGCTCGGACTTATAGAAGGACTCGGGCTCGGAGAAACCGACGGAGAGATACTCGGGCTCGGGCTCGGGCTCACGCTAGGACTAATGCTAGGAGACGGAGACGCCGAAGGAGACATCGAAGGGCTTATGCTCGGTGATACCGAAGGACTAATCGAGGGGCTAGGACTAGCTGATGGGCTCTTGGACGGTGAAGGACTAGCGCTCGGAGACATACTCGGGCTCTTCGAGGGAGAAACGCTCGGGGAGATGCTCGGGCTCGGAGATGCGCTTGGTGACTTGCTAGGACTTTTCGAAGGACTCACGCTAGGACTCACCGACCCCGCCGTAGCGGGTCTAAAGGCTACCGTCACTGCATACCACAAACCACTATCCCAAACCGTCCAAGTTTCCGGAGTCTGCCTTGCCGCAGCACCAGCTACCAGATACGCAGCAGCTAAGGTATGGTCGTATGTGTCGTCACCAACTTGAGAATAACCAGTGTACTCAGTTGGAGCAGTGATTGCAGCGTCTTTTACTACTGTCATCAACGCGGCACAAATAACACAGGCCCCGGCTGTCACAGTTGTGATCATAGGAGGCCCTGGATTCGCGCTTGTCGTTTCACCAGCTTCTGTTGGGGTTACGTCCGAAGGTGTTACTAAATCAACGCCTCTTAAGACGAACCCGATCGCGCTTGTGTCTGTTTCTGAATGACTATCTGCAACAGCAATAGCCGTCGTGTCGGGAGACGATCCTTGCTTTTTATAAAAAATGGCTAGGCTTGGATTAGCAGCAGCGGCTCCAGTATGGTAAACAAGGCGAGTGTACCCCGCTGTTGTCATTGAACAGTCTGCTGGGGTTCTTGCGGGAGAGCCAACGACAACTACCGTATAGTCGTTCTGCAAAGGAGGGGTAGAAAACGTTAGGGTTACAGCCCCGCCGTTATTCGCGTTGCCAACCTGAGGGGTTCCTATTATGGTTATAGCCATTTACGCTCCCAATTGATAAACCCTACAAACAACAATCTTGTTTTCGTCTTTATAGTTCGTTAGGTTCGCGATAAAAGCCGTCAGAATAAAATCTGTATTGGCCACTGAAGTATTATCAGTATCAACCTCTTCCCACAACAAAGAAACCCGGTTGTAAATTTGCAATACGACTGGCGAACTTAAGGGGGCATAATTACTCTGCCCTTCCCATTCCAGCGTCCCACTGGTCGCGTCCCCGACATAGTCTTTGAACTGGTGGATAGCGTACTCCCCGACCGCGCTCTGAAGAACCCGCTCGTCGTTCTTGGAAGAAACGTCCGTATATTCCTGAGGAGTGTATGCGTTTTCCAGGTCAGCAATCCCCGTCGGCAGGGAAGCATAATTCCCTTTGGTATAATTCTCATACCCTGCGCTGGGGGAGGCCGAAGGAGTCACCGCTCCACCGCTAGGAGAAGGGGATGGAGAAACCGAGGGAGAAACCGAGGGAGAAATACTCGGCGAAATACTCGGGCTTAAACTTGGACTAACACTGGGTGAAACCGATCCCGCGAGCGGCCCCCAAGCAGCGAAAACACCGACGTCATCGCCACCCGAAGTTGAAAAATCCCCTGTCATTGCCAACGCAGTTTGCTCGGTCGGAAAAACAGCACTCGCACCCGAATAAGTTATAGCAGACTCAATATTCGCATCATAGTTTTCAGTCAGATTCGTCCAGGCAACCGTAGTCGTCCCACTTCCTCCGATAACACAACCGATAGCAAATCCCCCTGCGAGAACGTTAAGAGTGTCTGATATGGGATCAACCGCATTACTGCCTGTGTCGGTAGGCGTTGCGCTAGATATACCAACCGCACGATAAAGAGCTATGCCGCAGCGAACCATCGTCTGACTGAATGTTACGACAACATCTCCAGTGGTTCCGTCTGGAACTGCGGCAATAGCAAGCCCCGCAATATTCGTGTTAGTCGGGTTGGCCTGCAATTGAACAACTATTGTCGCAGCGACTCCGCCGACCGTAATGCTAGAAATCGTCATGGCCGTCACACCAGCACGTCTGGCCATGGCCGCCACTATAATATACCTATTCGGATCAGCCGCCCCCAGGTTCTGCGCAGCAAAAGTATAGGCGTTGGTATCGGTGGTCGAACTAGCAGCTTGTAAAAAACTAAAATCCATTTATTTTTATTCCTTCACCAATCATGTTTTTACCCAAAAAAAACTTGGACATCGATCTTTATTAATCACGAACCATGGATTGATTTGATAGGCCTTCGTCCAGGCCTGCACCACTTCCTTCACCTGGCAAAGCCGGATTTTCTCTTCGGGTGTTAAGTTTTTAACATAAGTCATCTTCGACTCTGAACTGTTCCAGTAATCGTGCCCCGCGACAATCCCACCGGGCCTTACCTTCTTAGACCACTCAGCAATATCATCTGTCACATACCTGAAAGAGTGGTTCCCGTCGATGAATACGAAGTCCAACGAATTATCCAGAAAGCTATTTACCGCCTCCATCGAATATTTACGAATAAACTCGCAATTGTAAGAAGCAAGCCTTTGCTTGGCGGTCTCCATGCAGGTATTTAAGATTATTTGGCCGGGTAAATCGTGATGCTCTATATATTCAGGATATGCTTCCCACGGATCGATGCAGTAGAGCTTGAGGCCGGGGATGTATTTGCAGAGGAACTGAGAAAAGAACCCCGTCGCTACTCCGATCTCGGCCCCGGTCTTGAACCCCAGCGCGTTTAGAAGCTTCGGGAATCCGTTGAACCTACTCATACTCCACTGAACCGGGAGCGGTTGGCTGGGGTTATACTTCAGGTGCTTCTGGATGAATTTTAGGGTATCGGTCATGATCTCCTGTGAATTTTCTTGTGGCATTTTTTGCATAAAGTGATTCCATTGTCCAAAGCAAACCGAAGTTCTGGAAATTTAGCAAATGACTTAATATGATGGGCATGGAGGTCATGGCCTCTTTTAAAGCATTTCTGGCAAGTCCAGTTATCTCTTGCAAAAACTGACTCTCGCCACAAACGAGATTCTACGGAATGACGGATTTTGCTATTTTCAGGAGTAATCCCGCCTTTCCAGAGATGGCATCTTGTCCCACGCATATAATAACCATCACACTTGCTGCATCGTTTTGGAGTATACGTCGATAATATGATTCCACAATCAACGCACCTATGTTTTCCGCCATTCCACTTGGGATGTTTTTCTCCCGCCATATCTGGCCTTTTTATCCCGACCTTAGCGTCAGAGATCCTCTTGACTATTTTGCTTGTTTCTTTTGTTAGTCCTTTGTTCCAAGTAGATTTCCCGTAAAATGGATTTTTATTTCCAGCGAGTTTTCCTTTCAGCGCCACGCTTCTTTTTCTCAGAGTTTCCTCAGACGGACTTATGCCAAAAAAAGGATGCTTGTCTCCTTTTTGAAATCCTTGATTCGGTTTATGTTTATAAACACCTGTTGGCATATTAGTTTCCCGTAAGATATTTTTCCCAGTCTTCTGGCCAGTTCGGAATCGGCATAAATCGGTTAATAACCTTCATGAATTTTTCTCTGTTTTTGTTGACCCAAAAATCAAAAGCATAACTTCTCGAAGATCTGATCTGGCTATTGTTCGCTCGATACATCCTGCCGTAAGTTTTTCCTTTAAAAAGATGTGCGTAAAAAGTCTTTTTGCAAACTCTCACTTGACCACCGGACGACCATGTTTCTAGAGCGAGTTCAACATCTTCCTGGCCCCACCCGGTATAGCCATCAATCCTCATAAACCCCATTTTTTCAAAATAGCTTTTGCGCATAAACCACGATGACCCCTGCATGGTCAAGGTAGTATCCTGATCGCTTGATCTCCCCCAAGGATAGGGTTTTAAAATTCCTTTTTTAAATTCGTTCCATATCCAATATTCATAATCCACCGGAGGGACATCTTGTCTTATCGTCCAGCTTTCGGGCTCGAGCTTGTACCTTCGCGGGATAACGACCCAGTTCTCCTCGCAATCTCTGGAAAGAATCTCATCGAATCCCGGCCCAACCATGCAGTGCGCGTCAAGGGCCATGACAAATTCGCCTTGTGCAATTTGTACCGCTATGTTGATCCCAACTCGCTTTTGCATCTGTGGGCTATTCGCAAGACAAAAATAACTTACTCGCGGATCTACGACCCTGCTTTCTGGCTCGTATCCATCCAGAGAGACAATGACCTCGATCTCTCCAGTTGCATTCTTCAACACGTCCTCAATGGTCTGATTAAGGAAACGCTCTTGTCTTGAAGGTATAATTACCGTGACCACTTTTCTCTCCCTTTGAATTTTCTCACCCAGTACTCCGCGCTCCCCCACACCGGAATCTCTTTGCGGGGTTCGGCGTCTTTGCCGTAGTGTTTCTGTCCGGACGTGTTTTTGTTGTGGCAGATCACCAGGTTGGGATCCTTAGTCTCGAAGGTCTCGAAGGCATAACCATCTTCACGTCCCGGTTCCCTGTCCCGGTCGCCCTTCTCCAGGCACTCGATGAGCGTTTTCCTGTGGGCAATGCACTGACTCAAAATCGGACGCTTACGGTAGCTGTAAACTTTATCCTCCTGGTCGAGATGCAACATCCAGCGGTTGAGGTTGTATCCGAACGGAGTCTTGGGCCTATGCTTGAAGTGCTCGGGGACATAAAGACAATCGTCCTCGCAGAGGGCGACGTAGTCTGTGGTGGCGGCCTTCGCCCCAACCAGGACTTGACGATAGATGTTCGTCAAGGACCGCTCTTGCGAGACGACAATATTTTTCCCCAAATCCATGGGCCTTTGAGAAACGCTCACGATTGGGTACCCGAACTTTTTCAGGGCCCGCAGGACTGAATACTCAATCCCCGGAGCCACTACGTTAGCCGTGTAATAAAGAAGAGTGAGGTCGGTTGTCCATCCCGGCGGATCGAACTTGTCGATAAGCCACTGGAATTTTCGCGTTTGCTTTTCCCACTTGTCATTGATCCAAAGATCACGAGAATATTTCCGTACGCGCTCGATCTGGTTACCCGATATTTTGTACGGGAACCCCGGCCCGCCTCCTCCTCTGAACCAATGGGCGAACCAGGTTTTCTTGTTCACCTTCAGAGCACCACCAGATAGCCATGCCTTACACGACACCTCAACACCTTGCTGTCCCCATCCGCCTTCGTGGTTCTCGTCACACCCGCCCTGCTCGAAGAAACGCGCTTTGGGCATAAACCATCCCGGCCCCATGCAGCACATCGTGTCGTCGATGAGTTTTTCGCTTCGGGGTTCGTGTTTGTAATACTCAGCTCGAAGAAGTCTTCCTTCATCACATCCGATGTACATATAGTCCGTGCGCTTGTGGAGTTTTGGGAGCCAGGTGCCGTGGTCGAGGTTGTACATCCTGGGGATCACAGTCCAATCCGGTTCGCAGTCCTGAGCAAGAATAACGTCGAAACCCTTCCCGACAGCGCAGTGAGCGTCGAGTTTTATAATAAACTCGCCCTTGGCGATACTGGCTCCGTGGTTGATACAAGCCCGTTGGCCGATAGGGGTTTCGTGATGGACAAAAACAACCCGCTCATCGTTCAAAACTATGGGCGGGGCAGGGAGGTACCCATCGAGTTCGGCAATGATCTCGATTGGCCCTTCGGCGTTCTCGAGTATATTGCGGATGGTGCGCTCGAGATAGATTTCATTCCTAGATGGAATAATTACGCTGACCATCCGGCCTCCTATTGACTCACTTTTTCCAGCATATAAAAGGACAAATTCGTTTCAACCCCGAATATGGTTCCGTCGGACTTAAAATGAAAAGTAACGATTTTTTCATCAGCCGCTAAAATGGATTTGTCGAATAACTTAACGAGTCTGTACATAATCAACCTCCATAGGTTTGAGAATAATTGGATCATTTATTGATAAGCTCCCCGCTGAGTCCCCAGACCAGGTCTCTTGCCATTCTTCGATCATAAGTGGTTCTGTCCTTATCGAAGTCCCTGCGCGTATGCAGGTGCGTCGCGTCTTTCCCTTCGCTGAGGGTGTATGCCGGGTGGAAGTGCACCAGAATGCAAGCCTTGTGGAACTTAAACCTTCCAAGAATCGTCGCTTGCTTCTCGACTTCGAGGTCGGCGTAAAGGCTTGTGTAATCCGGACAAAAAACTTGTCGGTCCTTGAAGCGGTCGGCGTACTTCAGGCCGATAATCCCAAAAGCCGCAAGACAAGGCTGATACGGTTCGGTGATGTTCTCGATATTGAACCCAATAACCCCGTCGAACTCCATCTTCTTAATCTCCATCGCCGCGATCGCCAGGCAGTAACGATTAAGCAAAACGTCGTCGGTCAGGTAACACATCGCGTCGGCAGTTGATTCCCTCAGTCTGTCGTTCCAAAAGTCCGGGAGCTTGAATTTACTGGACACCTGGGGCAAAAGATGATGCTCAATCCAAGCCCAGTCCATCCCTTTAGTCGCGCTTGAGAATTCGCCCGCATGTGAATAATAGACTTTGATCCTGACCTGAACGTCTTTTCCGCACTGCTCCATCGCCTCGTTCACGGACAAAAGCGCCCGCTTAAGTTTCTCTTCCCGCATAAAGGTGGGAATAACGACGTCGAGGTTCATGTTTTTAAGCTCCTGCTGGCCTGGTGCTGTTCAATGACAGGCTCTTCGGGTGACGTAGAAATCCCCATGATGTAGCAGTAAGACTCAGGCAAATTCTCAACCGTTCCCCCAAAGTTTTTCAGGGCTTTCTGGAAGAATATCTGCTCGCCGAAGGGATGCTTTTCCCCGGAATTGATTAGCTCTTGGGTTTTCTTGAGGAGACGTCTGGCGTTCTCGTTGTTTGCAAAAAACATGACTGAACTGATGAGCTCCCCTGTGTCACGCACTCGGCAAGCGAAGTCCGCTTTACACCCCAAGAGTATCTCTGGCAGAGAGACCACAACCGAATCCGCGTCCAACCAGACGACTGGTCGCCCGGAATAGATATCCAGCATCTTGAGTATGAACTCCGGCTTGACTTTCGTGTTTTTGTCCCAGTCTCCCCGGTTCTTAATGGGTTGGATATCGAAGTCAAGATCAAGACGTTCAAGTGTTTTCCGCAGGTTGTCTGCATATGTTTTGTATCCATTGTCTGGCGTGTAATAATTAACAAAAATTGGATCTCCTGGTTTCTTCATTCGAAGCATTCTGTCCTTTGAGGCAGAAGTGGGCGCTGGCTTCAGGTCCGTCGGCATCGCACCGAATTCGAAAGTCCGCAGTTTGCTTTTGGGGTTGAGGTTAATAATGCGAGAAGGGAATTCCTTGTACTCCACCGATGTTTCTTCATAGCATTGCCGATGAAAATCATTCCCCGCCTCTCCATGCTGAGGGTACCCCGCGTGCCAGCGGTCGCCGTAGAAATCGAACCCGATGAGGTATATTTCGCTCGCACCCATAAGCAGGGCGATATTGATAGCGCCAAACCCTGAGTTTGTGCCCATCCCCAGCCCTTCGCTGAATTTCCTTGAAAGTCCGGGACGGCCTATGCTTTGAGCTGTCACAATATCTTCGGGTAGCGGGGCGCTAGCCACATCGCTCCATACCTTGATCGCCTTGCAATCATCGAACCGCTTCTTGTCCCCCGGCCCGGTCTCGTCGTTTTCAATCCACCCCCAAAGCCGAGCGTCATACCCGAAAATTATCTCAGGCTCGAACAACCTGAACGCCAGGTTAATGCCGATGGTATGCTCGCCTTCCAGTTTTTTGAGGTCAAAATCCTTGACTGATTCCCCACCAGCGACAATAAAACATCGCTGGCCTTTCCACGCCCCGTCTTTCAGAACGTCCCCGATCTTGCGGTTTGGGGCGTATACGATCTTCTTGCGCTTTTGAGTGTTAGCATCAGGTAAATCGCACATCCTTAAAGCAGCGTGCCTCACAACCCTCAAGTCCCCCGACTTGCGTGCGGGTAAGTCTCCCATGCTGATTCCTTCTGACATCACAGCCTCCTGGGTAAACTCCTTTGTTTTAAAAACTGGGGGCGAAGGAAAGGAGTAAACCCCGCGCCCCAGTCAACCCCACCTAATCAGGAAAACCTAGGAAAAACCCAATTAGGATGTTGCACAACGCTGAAACTGATTGATATCGCCAATGGCCCCGCCATATCTCATCCAACCAACGACCGTGTCGGCATAAGCCAATGGGTCGAACATATTGAAGAGCGTGAGGTCCATTCTGTACCCCGCCTTCGCTTTGATCTTCGGGATCACAATGTAATACGTGGTTGTCGAAGTCATCATGAGCGTATAGATCGGGCGGAAAGTGTACGACACTGACCGGATCGAATTCGCCGTTGCCTGGTTAAGGTTCGCCAGGGCTTTCTCGATCCTCGGCTTGAGGGCCAAGGGAGCGAGAATAATCAAACTCGAGTTCGGCGTAACGCCATACCCGCTGTCCTTCAGGTCGGTGAGGATCTGGAGAGCAGCTTTGTTCATCGTCGCCGCATCGCGCACAGCCTCGGTGTCGCTTGAGGCACCCTGCCATGTCAAGTTCTGCGCCGAGGAAATAGCTTCAATCAAAGCATAGAAGTTGTTCGCCCGGTCAGAATAAGCTTTGTTGCGGAACTCAATGGCGGTATCTTCCACTTGCCAGAACTGCCTGTCGTCGAACCAGATTCTGTCCCAATTCAAGCCGCCGCCATAGCGGTCGAAGGAGACGGAAGCCTTCGAGCCTTCCATTTTGAAGATTTTCACTTTGTCCCCGATAGGGATTTTAGCGAACGTCAAGCCCGAAGAAACGTCGAGGATATCGAACCCTGACGCTGTCGTCCCGGTGAAATCGCGGACATCGAAAATCTGCTCGAACCCCGCATCCCAGTCGCTCGTCGCGTGGAACTTTTCGAGGATGTCGTTGTAAATCGTGGGGAAGTCCCCCTTGGTCGTGAACTGCTGCAAGGCCGCCTTGAGCTGCGCGTTCCGGTCCGGCACTCTCATGAAATGCTGGAATGCCCCAGCCCATTTCTTGACGTGCTCGGGACTGCGGAAATCAATCTTGCCCCAATCCTTAATAATTTTACCCTTCATTGTTTAACCTCCAGTAAAAGCGTTGTAGAAAATGTTTGGTTCGCGAAGCTCCCCGCGCAAGGTGACCCATCCAATATCGCCTAGAGCGATATCAAAATGGTAAAAAAATTAGGCTGGAACGTCTCCGTGTAAATCGATTTCCAGCGTGGTGTCTCCCGTAAGACCTGCCGTAAGAGCTCGTCCGCACAACGTATTACCAGATGCTGTCGAGGTAACCGCAGCGGTCCCCGCTTTATAATAAACCTTGTCTCCGGCGTCGAATGTGACGCCAGTGTCCTTCGGCACGACGATCTTCTCGCAAGAGTAGATCAGCGCGGTATCCACCCCAACCGCAGCGGTCTCGACGATGACTCCGACAGTGTCATGAATCTTGATCATCTGCCCGGCGGTGTATGTCGCCGTTGGAGCCGTCACCTTGAACGACTTGAAGTTCGGGCTTCTTAATTTAAGAGCTGTTGCACTCATTGTTTAACCTCCGTTTGAATGTTTCGTTCTTGATTTGATCTCCTGTCCTCTTTCTCCCGAGGGTGGGTGAACACGGCCTCGTTAGGCCGGAATGAAATCGTTCTTCTTGGGGTCTTCGTAGGTGCTCACACCTTCGTCTCCCCCGGTTGCAGCGCCTTGTCCGTCAGCAGCCGGAACTCCAGCGCCGCCTTCTTCGCCTTCTTTGGGTTTCAGGGCTGCGGTTGTGACCTTGGCCTCAAACCCGTAAGTTTTGCCCATCTCGACGTAGTCTTTCGCCGTCGTGTCCACGAACTTCTCGACATCGGCCTTGAACTCGTCGCCTGTTTTCGTAGACTTAAAATTCCTCAAATTCTTTTCAGCGAACGCCGTGAACTTCGGCTCAAGTTTGCGTTCGGTGGCGATTCCCGCCAAGACCTCCTTAACGGTCCCGGCATTGGCCTTTTCCGCGAGCGTGGCCTTCTCGCCTTCAAGCGTGGTGATCTTGCCCTGGAGTTTCGCGTTTTCTTCTCGGCTCTCTCCCAGTTTGGTCTCGATGCGTTTGGCCCATTCATATTCGGTTTGCTTGGCCTTCTTCGCGGGTTCGGACGCGACAATCTCCTCTTCTGAAAAAAGATCGTTTATCTTCACTCCCGCTTCAGTGATTGCTGCTTTGATTTGCTCTTTTGTTAATGCCATTTGTTGACCCCTCCCATATTTCTGGGTGAACATCTGCAAAGCTGCTTGCAGAGTAGCCCCTGGCATGCCTGGAGTGTCGATTGTATGGTTGCTCAACGCTATGCCAGTAATTTGTGATAAATTGACGACACCCATTGTGCCGTCCTGTCCTTCTTCGGCTTCGAAGTCCCCCTCAATTGAGGCGATATCAAGATCATGGCCCCGGAACTCGGGCCGTATATAAACCGCAGCAAGCGTGTGCAGCTTGTCTTGGATGGTTTTTAAGGTCTTCCCTACAACCTCGCCGACGACTTCGCGGTTAGTGTGCGCGTTAGTGTTTGGATCGTGGCGGTTGAAAGTTAGAAGACCGTATTTAATTCGGTTGAACATTTGGACAATGATGTCCTTCGCGTATTTCAGAATCTTCATGCCGTGGCCCAGCACGTTCGCGTTCGCCTCGCCCTCGTGCCCAAGTGAAAATACCCGGAATTCGGGGTGAGCGTCCTTGAGCCGAATCCGTTGGACGATTTCCGCAGGGATCATCTCGAGCACCTCGCTTTCCGGCATCTGCTGAAGCTGACAACTAATCCATATCTTTTCTTTCATTGGTCCTGCCCCCTATCGCCTCTTGCGATATCTTTTGGTTAAAAAAAATTACTTGCCGGATTTCTTATACCCTGACTCCTGCGTTTCATAGTGATGAACCCCAAGATATCTCTCAAGCTCAGCTTGGTTCCTTTCCAGTTTCACAAATCGATTGATGTTCGATGACTCCCTAGCTCTAAAATACTGATCTGTTGCCTTGATGTTTTCATTCAAGGCCAAGACCGATATCAATAAAACAAGCAGGACAATTAAGCAAACCCACATCAACATGATTCACCTCCCAATATTCTTTGGATCTTCTCCATCTTGATCTCAAACGCTATTTCATGACAAAGGCCATAACAAGTCGCTAAGTTGCCCTGGTGCCGTCCAAAACTCATCCATGTCTTGTGTTCGCCAGACTCTTCATACTTAGTCCCGATAAACACGGCGGGCGAACACCGCTTTAGCAGTTCCGTTATTAGGTCTTGCGTCGGATAAACGGCTAAATCATTAACCACATTCTGCATTTTCTTTTTCCTGTCGGTTAAGCTGAAAATCCTTGTCCAGTTGCTGCCAGTTATGTCGCGCACCGAAGTCCCACCTAATATCCGCGATCGTTAAGGAATAAACTGCCACGATCGATCCTTCACAATTATGCGCCACCCCCTGCACCCGCGCCCCCACGTCCTCCTTGGTCAGCATTTGCGTCCTCCTGCATTTTCATTTGGTCAAGAATTTTTTGCGCTTCTTTCTCGGCGTTCTCCTTGATGCGCTTGGGATCCGCGTTCGGAATCATCGAAAGCATATAGTCCAGGTCCACCACGTTCGCTTGGAAAAGAGGCAGCCATACTTCAGTCAGCGCCTTGATCTTCTCCGCAGTGATCTGCGGGATATCGCAACTCACTACGTCCTCTTTGAACGTCGAGCCGAAGGCAATATTCGATATTTTCATCGCGAGACTAAACACCTCTTCATACGCCCCTATCCACGTCTTTCTCTCGCGGTTCGTGCTGGCGATAATCATTTCGAACATATCCGTGCTCGTCGAACGGTTCGACATCAAGTCCGGCAGGCCCAGGAAGTGAACCGGGATCCCCACTACCCCGCTGATGACTTTACAGATATTAACGATTTCCTTGGTAAGGCATTCCGCCCCAGCCGCGTCTGCTCCGACCATAGCGAACTGAGTCTTTGAAGTAACCAGAAATTTCCCGATTTTCCAGTTCATGTCCTTCAAGAGTTTATAAAGTTCAGTCGCGGTGTTCTTATCCTCGCAGTTGAAATGCGGCGTGGGTGAGGCGAAAAGGTTATTGATCGACCGCAGATCTTTCATTGCCTTGTCCAGATCCTCGAGCTTGCGAAGAATAGTCGCGGTCTTTGGCATAAGATCGTTGACCTTATCCACCCGCCCGGCGAATTTCTTGTAGACAAACTCGCCGGCGTTAAGCGTTACATCCTGGCCCTTGAGTTTATAAACGACCTTTTCGTATTTCAAATAATCGACTGCGTTCGCAACAACCTTGTAATGGTTTGTGTTGTAGGAAAGGAACCTTAAGTCGATCTGCTTTTTTTCAATGTTCGGGATTAACTTAAACAACACCCGGCCTTCGAGCTCAGCTTCTTTCGCGTATTCCTGGACAGCCTCTTCATCGAGGTTGTTATGCTCAATGAACTGCTGGATAAACTCCTGCTCCTTTTGATACTTGCCTGTGGGCTCGAGCACCGCCTTGCCTGTGATGGGATCGATCTCAATGACCTGGATCCCGTTGCCGATAATGAACGCCGAACGGCAATCGATAATCGTTCGCGCCTGGTCGCAGCCCCAAGAAGCTTCGCCTTCATATTTACGACTGAGCTCAGTAATGGCTTCGTCAAAGGCGGGGTAATTATTCCCCGTATTCGCGCTCGTGCTTGAGTCTCGCTGCCCCGTCATGAACGTCTCCCAGTCCAAGACGAGCTGCTGCACTCTTAAATTCTTGTGCCTCATCTGCTGAAACTTAGCTAACCATCCCATAGGCTTTTATCCTTTCGCAAAAATATCGAAATCGTGTGTAGATGAAAAAGCGACTGCCCCGCCTGTCGCGGCCTTAATAGCAAACCCGAGCGCATCAACATCATCATCAATATCCGATCCCTTGCCGTCAAAATTAACTAAATGATCAACCAGCGCCGCCACTCTCGGATTGCCTAACTTAAACCTGATTGTCCCATTTTCAATAAGGTGAGCGAATTCATTGACGCGGATGACCTTATCTGTCGTGGTTTGCTCATCCTCAATCGGCGGGTACGTTTTCTGCTCTCTCCCCACCTCTTCAATCCGCTGCTTAATGGCATCACCCGCATTGTTCTTTTCTAATTTAATGCTGAAATATTTCTTAGCCGCATGTTGAGCAGATACGTGCTGAGCGAAAGCATAGACACTTAACTTCTCAAGAAAAACGTCATCGACATAAAGGTACCCTTCCCAATCCCGCACCACATCAACCAGGGCGGTATAATCAGCACTCGTCTTTAGTGACGTGGCGGTATCTATGCCGCCATGCCTCTTATGCTCAAGCGGAAGAGTCTTGTACCACTTAATCCATTCACGATGAATTACGGCAGTCTCGAGATCCATCGGATTGCCATCAAACAGCGACGCCCATGCGCGGGAACCTATATCATGCTTAATTTGAGCGAGAGATTCCTTGGGATATCTTTCGGGCCAAAGAGCATCGCCGGGCGCACGTCCTAGCGGATCACTCTCTTTGGCTATTGCTGGGAGATTGATGATCATCCAATCTTTCTCGTTCTGCAGGATTTGACCAGCCAGGTCTTTCTGATGCCACCGGGCCATCATAATGACGATCGATGCGTTGGGCTCGAGTCTCGTGCGTGCGACACTCTTATACCAATCATAAAGTCGGTCACGATATGCTTCCGATTCCGCCTCTTCTGCGTTCTTGATAGGATCGTCAATAATGAAAATGTCAGCGCCATGTCCTGTCGCACTACCCCCCACCCCTACCGAGATCATTCCCCCTCGGTGCCCCTGGATCCGCCAGGAATCGACTGAGCGGACATCTTTCTCTGTCGTAACTTTAAAAATCTCTCGATAAATTTCACCTTCGACAATATCTCGGGTACGCCGAGACCATTCGTTTGATAATAATTCGGAATAGGATGCGTGGATGATTCGTTTATCGGGATTTCTACCGAGGAACCATGCAGGGAAATTGCACGAAACAAGCTCACTCTTGCCATGACGAGGAGCAAAAAAAATCATTAACTTCTTAATCCCGCCCGCTGCGACACGCTCGAGGATATCAGTGAGATATTTCAAATGGCGGGCCTCCTGGTAGTGCGGGCTTATGAGTAAGCAGAACTCAAGCAACTTTAATCTGCCTAATCTAAATTTGGCTTCCAGGTATAGGTTGCGCGTTTCTTTTGATAATTCTTTCGCAGAAATCAATGAGATCTTTTTCTCCCCAATTATTCAAAATGCTTGTTTGAATAGGACCCCCGTCTTTTCCGGTATGCTCAAATTTTTCTGTTATCAATCGCAAATGCTTCGCTAGATTTTCGAGCGCTTTGTTTTTGTCCCAAAACTTTATCTTCTGGGTGATCCCCTTCTGCTCTCGCGTCTTGCCATTTTTATCAAATTCAATAAACACTTCGATAGAAGAAATTGCTTTTGCAAGTCCATCAGGAAGGTCTTTGACATTTAATAGGTTCCCGTTTCCATCATATGCTTGACGAGGATCAATCGTGGCAAGGGCGAGAAGTTCGGTGAGGATTAAATCGGCAGTAATTAAACAGCGTTGGGCTTGTTGCTCGAGAAGGCGGTTTATTTCATTTTGAATACCAAGTTTTACCAAGAGCTCTGGGCCCTGCTGATTTGCTGAATTCTCAGCATAACCCGCTCGAATTGCTGCCTGTGTAGCATTTTTATCTTTTATATATTCAAGGCAAAAATGTTTTTGCTTATAGGTAAGACTTTCGGACATATCGCACCTCTTGATTTGACGCTATCACGCTGTGCGATATATGCAAGGAAAATTCTTGTCTTCTTTAAACGCCCCCTATCGTTTTGAAATGCAGCAGTATTCAAATCCTTCATGCGTTGCGAACCTGAGATAATATTTTTTGTTTTTAATACGGTTGATCTCGCACATACTCCAGGCGAGATATGAGAGGTCGCCATACTGAGAATCGATAATCAAATCCTTTGATCTAAGAACGGTAACATCTTTCTTGTTTCCTTGAATCGATAAGGGAAGACTCATATGCCCTCCTTTTAAAGATACAGCGCCATAATTTTAACTCTTGGTTTTTCGCCGGCGATACAATAGCGCTTCTCGACGGTTAATTTAAAAACCTGTGAATCGTCACGATAAATTGATCCGGTCAATGCGTCTTTGATGTTTTTGGCCAGGTTATCGGTGTCGGGTTTTTTGATGTGATAACTGATTTTTTTCGGCAGATATTTTGGACGGTCAAGAATGAACTCGAGCTGTAACATTACTGGTCCGATAGGCAAGGCATGAGGACGGACTGCGATTGCATAGAGTTTAACAAAGCCTTGCCATTTCCGGTCTTCGCTGTGGGTGAATCGCATCCACCCGCGTTGTCCTGGTCTGTGCCAGGGGACCGCTTTGCCTGGTATTTCAAAGGTTATCCAGTTCATTATTTTAATGCCGCTAATTTCGCCAATTTTAGAAGTTTTTACCTAAAGCCTGGTCAATTTCTGCTTCTGAAAAGTCAAGGTTAATGAGATGTGTTTTTAAGGTTTGGTTGTCTTTAAAAATGATTTGGAGGTTTTTGAGGTTTTCCGGGTTTAGGTAGTTATTTCGCTCTTCAGAGGTCATGTTAATGGCCTCTTTTTTATTTATTTCTTTATTTATTTCTTTATTGCTATAAGCCCCCCCACTACCCTCCCTATTAGGAGGGGTATTCTTTTTATGCCCCCAACGCTTCAAAGCGCCAAGTTTACCGGCCTCAATAAAGCTGTTTCTTTGCTCTAAATATTCATTAACCCGGTCGCTCCAAAAGCCCTTGTTATCGGACTTGAATAACCCGCAATTTTCGGAGGTACAAAAGGCTATGATTTCGATGAGTTTTTCGGGGTTTAATTTCTCATCTTCCGCAATGCCTGGGACATCAATGAACTCGATTTTTCCGTTATTGGAAACCAGGATTTCGATAAGCATCCAATAGACTCCATATCCTTCAGAATTGTATTTTCTACGAAGTCGGCGGACCTTTAAATCATTCCGAGCGTTAATGTCATGCTTGAGGTAAAAGGTTATTGAGGATTCTTTCATCGATCCTCCTATAAAAAAACATGATTTACTTAATTAAGATTTACGAAACCGCGCATGGTCCTCGGTTGTTCGACCGATGACGCATTCGATAATATCGCCCTTGTGATTGATTTTCTTTTTGCGGATATTTTTCATCTCATCAACCCATGACTCTTCGGCCTCTTCAAACTTCATCATCGCGGTCTGCATCATTGCCTTGGCCTTGATGAGGTCTTCTGATGCAACATAAAGCGGTGTATCGACCATCGTGGGGAAAAGCTCGAGGTTGCCTTTTGAATCGACCCTTGCTTTGCTGCGAGAATGACCCTGGTCTTCGCCGGGATCGGATTGGTCTTTATTAATTACTGGAACGGATGATTTTTTAGTCATGAGTTAATTCCTTTCTTTTGTCCTGCGGTTAAATTATTGTCCACACATCTTCTTTGAGCTTCCCAAACCCACGGAATATCTTCTCGTGATCTTCAAGCCTCCGGATCCTCGGGGGGATTTCTTCAGCCAAGGCGCGGGCGTCACGGTCCGCACGGTTAGAAAAATTATCTACTCCCCAGCGAAGAACTTCTGAGGTTTTGCAGTAGACCCTGGCTTTAATGAACAGATAAAGTTGTTCTTTTCTGCTCAATGTCGCCGTGAATATATCGGATTGATATATCATTACTTTTCCGCTGGCGTTAATGATTCCTCTTCCGAATGTTCGCCTTGCTCTTTTTCGATTTTCTTTCCGTCGATTGAATCGATTTCACCATTGACGATATAGATGCCTTCTTGCCCGGACTCGTCGGTCTTTTCGAACCAGACTTGGTACCCTTCTTCCTGGGCAATGGCGCAGATATCCGCAAACCCGGTTTTATCAAGCAAGGATCCGTCCCGGATAAGCAGGACCTTGATTGATGGGCTCATTGCCATGGCCATTTTAACGAATATGCGGATCTGGCGGCCACTGCTGGCGACCTCAATCGGCTTACCATTAAAAATGACCTGGTCTTCTGTCAGTGATAACCCTTCGACCGGGAACTTGCACGCTCCGATCCTGGTCTGTTTATCCTGCTCAATGCGTTCGAGCTTGGTGGTTAGGGCATCGCTTTCCTGGCGGGCCTTCTCAGCCTCTTTAACGGCCTTGCGGTAACGAATCGCCTGGCGGATAACCTTGTTCTGGTCCTCAACCTTCTCGATATCAGCCTGGGCAGCGAGGATCTGTTCTTGAGTGATCTTCTCAGGAAGAGTTGCGCTCTTCTCATCGCGGACCTGTTCGTGCTCTTTGATTTGGTATATTAACGAATCTTTTTCTTTCTTTAATGCCTCGAGTTCGCGATCGATCTCGTCAATTCGAGTCTGCCGGCGAAATATCCCGGTATTGAGAGAAGCGATATACCTCTCGGCCTTCTCGAAAACTTCCTTTTTCTCCCTCAGACGATTTAGGTCGTTTAGCTTGTCCCTAAATGTGATCTCTTCGTCCGGAGTGCCCGGGTCCGGCTCGGACATCACATTGATCTGCGCGATCGCGGCCTTAACGCGATCATTAACATCTTTGCGCTCGTCACGGATCGCTAGTTCCTCCTGCTTCAAATCCGTCAAGTCTAGGCCGACAAGTTTGGCCAAAACATCACGGAACTTTCGGGGATCGTCGCGCAGAAGAAGGAAGAGCTTCATGGGATCCACCATTTTCCCCGTGAGTTTATTCAGGAAATCCTGCGGACTCGATTTAATATCCTTCTTCCCATCATCGCGGATTGAGTAGACCTGAATAGCGTCGCCTTTTTCCGTCCATCGTTTACGGATTTTGATTTCGCCTAGATCGAGTGTCGCATCGGCCCGCTCTTCGCCCTGGCGAATAGGCATTCTGAGCGTGAGCCCCTCGAGTAAAGATTGAATTACGTCAAGGACATTTGACTTCCCCGCCTCGTTCGCTCCGGATAAAACAACCACATTCTTCTCGGGCGTGATACGAACCGCCCGGAGATTTGTTACGTTTTGAGCCGTCAGTTCGACTATTGTGAGCGGCCCTTTGATTTCGTTTTGCATTGCACTTCTCCTTTTTTGTTGTGGGGTTTAATTGATCCCTTTGATTTCCTCGAACATATCCTTGATCTGCTCGCGCTGGCCTAGAGTTAATGTGCGGGCGAACTTGCCTTTTGTTTCGTCAAGCGCGGCAGTTTGTTCTGCGGACAATTTGCCCAGGCTTTTTTGAACACACAAGAATTGCCGCATCGTCATAACATCTTTATCCGAGATCGATGCGCCCGTCGGTTTTTCTTTGACAGTGTAATTGTATTTCTTTTTCCGTTCCTTTTTCTTTGGTTCCGCGTCGTCAACCACATCGGTATCCGTTGAATCCATTGCTTCAAACTCCTGAATATCCACACCGTTTTCATGGGCGTAAATAATCAGGTCGATGATCTTTTTTGTGATTAACATAAATCCTCCTGTTTTAAAGGATCGGGCTGGCCGGTGGGGTATAAGCCCCGCTCACCAGGGCTCCCGTCCTCCGGTTGCTTTCCTTGCCAGCCCATCCGTTATCCTTTCTTCTGTTCTTGGCGCAACTCGTATTTTTGGAATGCTCTTAATTGCCCCGGCATTAGTAAGGTTATTTTTCCTATCTTCGGCCCTCGACGGATTATAGTCATCCCGTTATAGTTTGGGTTACAAACATACCAAGGACGAGCGCCTGGCATTTTAAAATTAATAACCCAATCACCCTTTTCGAGTTCAGCGATTCTCATTCCCACCCCAATTCTGCGGTTCCCCCGTTATGGCGAAACGCCAAATCCGACACATTTCCGCCCTACACATTCCATCAATTTGCTTTTTTAGTTCCGGTGTTAACGTGTATGTTTTTTCTTCCATAATTATCCTTTCCGAAAAACATCGGCGTATCTGCACGACGAGAAATGAGAAACCATAGTCTTTGCATCGAAATATGGTTTCGCAATCCCGTCAAACAAATACTCAATGTCCTCGTCGTAATCGACAGGGATATTTTTCGATGAGTGCGTTGCGGCCCAGAAGATCTTCGCCTTACATAATCTGCATTGCGAAAAAGTCTTGGGCGAGTTTTTGGTTAAACGGATAATCGGCATATTTATCCCTTGGTTTTTAATACACAATACTCACATTCGAGATTTATTGCTGGCCTCTCGCCGCGCATAATCTCGCACGCCTTGGCAATCGTAGCCTTTGCCCGGTCGATATCGCACTTCAATTCAAAAACCTTGACCTTGAAAATAGTGACCATTTCGTCGGGCGCGGATTTGTGATCGATATAATTGACCTCATCCGCCACTAGACTCGGCCACATATATGCCAAAAACGCCCGGTTGTTGATCTTGAATCCGTTCGAGGCGAAAAGCAGATTGTAGATATCCATCTGCAATTGATAATATTCGCTCCCGTCGGTTTCGGGCATCGACCCCTTAGTTTTGAAATCAAAAGGATCGACCGACTCGTCCGGCTGGACAAGCAGGTCATCGATCGCGCCGCAGACTTCGACGTTTAATTTTTCGTCGGAATATCTCGGAGCAGTTTTCCAGTATTGCCACTTCTTCACCTTCGCGGCATCCTTAAAAAGCACTCCGGGAACGAGGCCCTTGACCACCGGGGGAAGATCGCCGCGATAATGGCTGAAATACTGCTTCATCATCCTGTCCATCCCCCCCGGCAAAGATGGGAAGATTCCCCGAGGTCGTGCGATGCCGTTGACGTTTGCATCAAAAAAGCATCGAGGACAACTTTGGAGCAAGCTCAACTTTGAGGGGCTTAGGGTTATTTTCTCCATGGGGTTATTTCTCCTTCTGCGGCACTGCCTGTTGTGCTCCCGGATGCGTGTGAGTGGCCGGGTCCCCGGTCTTGACGTTTGCATCCCAGCTTTTTTCGATGTCGGTTTCGGCCTGGACGTGCGCGGCCCCATCCGTCGCCGGGTTTTCTTTTGCGCTGATGATCTCGGCCCACGTTGCCTCACCGTCTTTGATTGAGTTGTAGACGGCCTGTAAATCAACCAAATCCGCCGGGATGATTTGCTCGATTGGTTTCCCAAGGTATTTCTCGAGATCGGATGGGACAATCCCTATCTTGGCAAAATAATCCATGAGTTTTCGTTTGCCAGCTTCCGGGTCTTGCTTGACCCCTGATCTCATGGTCTCTCGACACTTATCCATCGCCTCATCGACGATATGCGCCGGAATTAGACGCAGGCCGTTGTTGCGGATCGCCTTTGAGACGTTCGCGGCTTGTTTGATCTTGACCTCATCCTCGGTCGCAATGACTATGGCGACTTTCTCGCCCCGGCTATTCACGCGCTCGGAGATCACGTCGCGGTCATTAGCGAATTTCCTCTCAACTGTTTTGTCAATGATGATGTCCTCACCGTAGGGGATGTTTGCTTGCAGGTCGTAGCAGATCACCCGAACGATGCGGTTTCGCGGGGAATCGAAAATGATCTGCTGAATGATTTTGACGTTTCGCCAGTTGCGGATCATCTCCTCCGCGAACCTGATTGATGGGCCTTCTAGCGTTGTCTTGCCGATGGGTTTTTTGTAAATGGCCTTCTCCGCAAACTTCGGGTTCTGGCAAGCCCGAAGAATACCGACGCGGGAATCTTCTTCGTTCCTTTGGTTCATTTGCGCCAGGGCAAACCCGGCTTTGACTTCGGCTTCGGTCTGCGCAGAAACCATCTCGGCGGCGGTTGACCCGCTCTGGGTCATTGACCGATCCCCCATGCCCTCTCTAAGCGTCGTCAGATTTGACGGCGCTTGCGAGGCTGGCAAGGATGTCTTGTTTGGATTTTCCATTTTCCTTCTCCTTTTTTGGTGTTTGTTGTTGGGTTACAATTTCCTGCCATCAAATATGATTTTTTCTTCAGGAACAGGTTTTCCGTTCTCAAACAACTGATGATATTTCTCTCCGGCGAAAGCCATCAACCTGTTGGGGCGATTGTCATCTTTCTCGCCCAGGTGATGGACGCTCTCTCCTCTGCGCAAAAATCTTCCTATTTGCTTTTCTACGACGAGACGATGTTCCAACACATAACCGCAGTATTTCTGACTTCCGGGATAATTCCTATCTCGGATTTCAATGTATCCAGCACTATGTTTTCTCCGTCCGCCTTTCCAGTTGTGATTTTTTGGTCCAGTCATGTTTGGGATTTTTTTTCCTTTATTCGGAGCCGGGTGAGATAGCACCCCACACCTCCTCGAGCAAAACTTGTTGTAATATGTAAAGAAAGTTTTTCCGCAATGTGGGCAGAGAACTTCCTTCATATATCGTCGCTTCCCTCCTGAGATAAAAAAAACACCGTCCTGTCGTAATCTTCTGCCCATGCTTAAGCCTCCAGCGTTTTTTTAAGATTAGATAAAATCGTTCCCTTATCTAAAAACTTCTCATCTTTTAGATTTGGGGTTTGCTTGATTGTCGCGCCTCGGATAGAATTGAAATATTTGCACGTTCCCTGAGCGGCAAACCCGCAGTATTCACGATTACAAAGAAAGTCCAGAGGACTCGCCGGGGCAAAAACCCCGGCCTTAATGATCTTGCACGCCTGATCGAAAATCCTGAACGCTACGGCAAAATCGTCCGTCGTTCGACGTGAATAATTGGTGACGCAAAATGCAGCGCGGTTCTTTGTGCCTTTGATGATACTATCTTGGGCGACAAAATCAGGGACCTTAGTTTTTCCCGACGCCAGCCATTCATAAAGAGCATAAAAAGTATACTGATTACTACGATCAACTTCCTGCTGGCCCAGGTTAGTCTTCCGGGTTTTCGTGTCGCGGATGATGTTGCCCTGGATAGGGATATCGCCCCATTGACCGTCGGGTATTTTCTTGAACTCTTCACAATCAATTGCGCCCGCAAAATCGAAATCGTAGCCCTGGGCCTCAATCACGAATTTCTTTTCGACCGAAATAGGCTCGATCTTCGGCGCGCATTCGTAGTGATACGCTTTCGAGCATTCGATTGTCTGATCCATCGCCAGGTCTTTTGATTTCTGCAAGCCCTGGAACATTTCCTCATCGCTAAGAACAACCGCAGTTTCGTTCCATGCGCGGATGAAATTATCACGAGCCATATCCGTCACAACATCGCGGGGAAGAAGTATTCCCCGGTCGATTTTGTTCTGTAGGTTCTGCGCGTTCGTTGAGTGCGTTCCCGTACCGATAACGAGCGGGGTTGTCTGCGGTTCTCTCTCCCCGTTCAAAATCACGCGGGAGAATTTATACCCGCATCGGAGAAGGAGAGAAATGCTTGATTGGTGTAGCTGTGGTTTTTTGTTTTCAGGTTCCATTTAATCCCCTATCACTTAGGGCGATAGTAAGTTGATAAAAAAAATATTATTTCACCGAATTCTTCCCGGCGATTTCAAACGTTCCCCATCCCATACCGACGGAATTTTTGCTGTCCGGACGTCCTTCACAAATTCCGACTTGTAACCCCGCACGTGCGAGAAGGTTCGCGACGTCATCGACGGAGAATTGGTCAGCGTCATATCGCAATGTCACTTTTGCCGACCATCCGTCATAACAGGGCCGGATAATTATATAAGCCTGTCCGGTTTCTACGCGTCCCCACATATCCAGTCGGCGCGGTTTGCCGTAAATACGAATTAAGGGGATTTGAGGTTCAACGGAATCCCAATCATCTTGAACGACGAAAAGGGAAAGTTTCGCCAATGTCATCTTGAATCCGACCAGTCGGCAGGCTGAAACAAGAGCATGCCTAATACCTGTCGCGTTGAAGCCATCCCATCCATTTTTTGAGATATATCTGGCACCGTTATATACCTCATTTGGCTCAACCGCTTCCCTCTTCTTTCCTTTTTTCGCGAGGCTTCCAAGCCTTATTTTTTCGAGCATGCTCAACTGCGCTTTCTGCGAAAACCGATGAACAACTAGGGGTGCAGTACCTTTGATTTCAAAAACAATTGTCTTAATGTTCGGTGGTTTGATTTGAACTGTTTTGGTTTCCATTGTGATTCTCCTTTTTTGTTTGTTGTTTTTTTTCCTTGCCTGCCTTGCCATGCCATGCCGTGCCTTGCC